CAAGCGTTCTTCACTCAGTTTCTTCAGTTCGCCGAGCGGAACAGATTCCGTTCGAGCTCCCTGAATGACTTTCTCGATACCATATGGCCCGTTCTCTTGCTCCCACCGAGTCACAAACTCTTTGGCGTTGTACGGGTCGAACCCGAAAGTCCGAACATCGTAACGCATCGTGATAATATGGTTATCAAGATCTTCGTACACTTCCATCATGTCGAGAACGGTTCCCTCGAGCACGTGGAGGCTTCCTTCTCGCCTGAAAGTTTCATACTTGTGCCGTAGAGCGCCGGGCAACTTCGTCAAAGTCAATGACGAAATATAACTGCGTGTTTTGATTCCGAATCTCCCGAGCGACAGCGGGAAAAGGAACGTGAATGCACAGAAGTCGTCGCCTTGCGACAAGTCCGCGCCCAGCGAACATGGAAGATCCCAGAAATGACGTGAAGGATGCGGGAGTGTCTCTTCGTAAGTGAAGAAGTACGTGTATCCCTCCATAGGAATACCAAACCTCTTCGCCAAAATATCATTTCGAGCTGCAGGAGCCTTTTCGGCTCGCTCGACATCGAGTTGGTATGTCTCATAGGTGACTGTACGCCCAATGTTCGGCTGAGCTTTCACCCACATGTTGGGGTCGGCGACCTCGGTCAACTCGTCCAACTTGTAATGCCAAATCGACACGTGCGGCGCGGAGTATTCGCCTTTAAGAATCTCCTGCAGCTCGAGCTTAATGGTGTCACCTGAACCGTTTCGTACGGTTCCTTCTGAACTGATCGCGATGATCAAGTAATCGTCGAGCTTGGACGCACCTTGCTCGAGGGCACCGATCACATCTTCGCGAATATCACCCGATAGCCATTCGTCGATCGTCGACACTTTGGGTCTGAGGCCCTGGAGTTTCGCAATCGACATTGGTCGGATCTCGAGAAGACTTCCCGTAAGGAAGTTCTCAATACCCTTCTTCGTTGCAGCGAGCTTCTGGCGTAACGCGCGGTTACCAGTAGTATTCTGCATTGATCCATTAGTCAAAAATTTGAAGAGCGGACCTTTAGCGCGGGTAATGGCAGTCCGGAAGGGCGCCATTACTTCTTCGGCCTGCTTCATTGTTGGAGCTGTTGTGATTTGATGTGTTGTGGTTGTGTCAACGTTCAGAAAGAACGCTTGGAAACACTGAGCGTACATTGACTTCGCCGCACCACGAGCAACGATCAAGTATTGCTTCGATGTGAGTCGTTTCTTGATTGTCTTCGTGGTGTAATGACCGCCAGAACCGTCTTCGCCTGGTTCCCACACCGATCGATCGACGTAGTAATACCAACCGAGAACCTGCTCCGCCCACAATTTGAATGTCGGAAGCAGATGAAGATCGGTTCCGTCGGTGAGCGTCAATTCGCCTTCACAGTACAGAATGAAACCGTTGACGGCGTTCGAATCGTACCAGAAAGAGGGGTTCTCGATGAGCGCATCGATCCGGTTCATCTCCGCCGAGATTTCTCGGTTTACGGGAATTTCGCCCCGAAGGACTGCATCCCGAAACAAACCGTAGTAATACGGCGTAGCCGTGTTCGACAACGACATCGTTCACCCCCTTCTAGTAATCTGAATAGCCCAGTCGAAATATGAGACGCTCATCGCCCCAACAAGCAGCGATCTTGCTGAACCTCAATGACATGGGAAAGCCTTGGGGAACGTATCCCGCGGGAACATCGGAAAATGGATTCTGATTCTGCACCGTCGACACCGTAGCCGAACCAGCAGGACCTATGCTCACGTGAGGAAGGTACGTCGGGAAATTCCCCGAGTCCCACTTCTCGCACAGTTGCCTTGCGAGAAGAAGCTGTGGTGTCGGGTAGAAGATCAGTGCATCGACAGCTTCCGTGTCGTTGTCCGGACCGCCAAGCTCTTGCACACCAATCACATTCAGACTGAACGATCCAGTCATTCGTGCGGCCGAGATGGCGTCCTTCGCCATAGCGTTGAAATCGGCATCCGTTCGATCGCCGATTGGTCCACCCCACACCAAAGTCATGTGGGGGAAGTCCTGCTTGCACCATGTGCCATCATCAGGAAGAAACGCGATCATTATGTCGTCGCTCATGCGAGACCTGCCGTCGCTACCTTCTTGGCAACCGCCTTAGCGACGGCCTTGCCTGCTGCCACCTGAACCTCGCGCTTCCCGATCTCCAACAACGTGGAAGCAATCCATCGCTGAACGGGAGGTCGCTCGTTGACGGCCAAACGCTTGAAATTCTGTTCGAGATTCATGCGGTTGATCGCCGTCTGAAGTTCGGCGTTCGTCAACGACTTGACTTTACCGGTCTTGGCTTTTGCACGAACGTCCAGTGACTTTTGTGCATCGCTAGAAGCCGGCGCCGAGGTTCGCCTACGAACGCCCCACTTCATCCCCTTGACACCATGATGCACTAGAAACTGTTCTGCATGGGACACGTCCACCTCCCTTCACTTCGACGTGATCCAACCACCTACAGTGGCCCCATCGATCGCGTGAGGGACCCATGTGCTGCCGTTCCATGTTTTGCCCTGATGTTGGCCCCACGCAGAGCCATCCCAGACTTTGGGTTTTCCACTTCTGCCGAGAGAGAAACTGAAATTCGGCGGATCCGCGGAGACATCCCAGTTCCCGGATCGAATTGTCTCGACCCCACCGCCGGCAAGATCGTGGAACGTCGACCCAATTCCGGCAGCTTGTGGCCAATGCGCGAAGAACTTAGGCGTCGCCGCTAATATACTTGCGGAATCTCTCAAGAACAACGACTCGACCGCAGCGTCAGTCATCGCAGTTGTGAACAACGACAAGCACGCGAGGTTTCCTCGGAACTGTGTGCTGAATTCGTCTCCCAGACAGACACGGTTGATTGCGTTTGCCGAAGGCTGACTGGCTAGCGCATCGACATGCGACCATGCCATAGGATTTGTTCCATCGTAGACAGCCCAATGCGCTCGAGTCACCGCAGACGCAGCAGTCTTTGTCACGGCGAGCCAGTACCAATTCTGAGGATTACCGAACGACGGGATGTTCGTGTCCGTCTGCTCATCGGTGACCCACATGTCGCCATCGACGTACAATCCGCGATGGCTGAAGTTCGACGAATCGTACCCTCGCCAGATCATTGCCGAGCCGCCGAAGAGATTCGGCATATACAATGCAGCCGTGGTATATGCGCCGTTTCCGATCCCCCCGGCAGAGGGTGCGGAAATAGTGAGATGGCATGTCTCTGCTTGGGCGCCGTACAAACTCACGAACTCGTGTCGATCCAGACGTCACCGATGGCAGGTGCCGAAGGAGCGGCATTGGCTACGGTGATCTTCGGGCCAATATAGCTTGCCCCAGCAGCCCCTTGAGGGCCTGTGGGTCCGGTAGCACCTGTGGCACCAATCGGGCCCTGTGGTCCTGTTGCTCCAGTGGCGCCGGTCGCTCCTGTAGACCCAGCTGGACCTTGAGGTCCCGTGGGTCCGGCTGGACCGGGAACACCAGTAATCACTGCATCGGCAATCATCTGCTGAATGATGCGGTGATTGTCGAAATACGGCAATCCAGACCACGCCGTGACGCCATCGCCTATTTTGAACTGCTGAGTGTCCGTGACGAATCCAAGTTCTCCAGAACGAAGAACAGGGTTTGAGAGATTCCAGTCAAAAGCGCTGCCCCGACGCATCTCAAACACAAAGGTTCTCATCAAGGCCTACCCCCGTCCAACACGATGGCGTCGCTCGGATTCGGGTTAGGATCAGTCCACGCGATGGTCTCGCGTTGCGAGTTGATCCGCCATTCGAATTCTTTGATCTGGTTGTCCAACGCGTTGACAACGTAGCGCAACGTGGGTGGGTCGAAGAACGACTTCACCCGAAGGTACATGTACGACTTGATGTTGTTGAGACGAATGTCGTCCCCGAGGAAGTCCGACCATACAGCGGCTCTGTCCGTGATCATGAATCCACCATCGGGACCAACGCCCAGCTGATTCAGCGTGCTGAACACCGAGTTGATGTGCATGATGATGTCCGGATCGAATGCCGTGTAGTCCGGCGCCAGGTTCAGGACTTTCTTGATGTCATCGAGAATGCTGGTGGTCATTGTTCACCTCCTCGGGAACGACCATCGTGTTGTAGCTGTTCGTTCAGGCAGACGGCGGCTGGACCGGGGTAGTCTGCTGCTCGAAGGTAGCGACGTCGACGCCGAGAACTCGCAGGTCCTCGAAGTCGGGCTGGACGG